AATGAGAGCGAACTCAGAACCGCTGTCGCTGTCGATTGCAGTAGCGCGAATAAGGGATTCGCGACCACGATCTAGGCCAACTGCAATTTCTTGAGTAGCTGGGTTGAAGGTACCACCGTAAACAGTATCAAAGATAGTGTTATACTTCTGGGCTGTACCAAGCTCATTGATGACCATGATGGAAACACCATAAAACTCTGGAAGACCAGCGGAGTTGTATAGAGCCATACGCATTTCATCAGGAGCAGCAATACCGTTGGATGCAGGCTGAGTAGCGCTTAGAGCAAGACCACCAGCACCTTTGGTGTTGATTGGGTTATAAGCCATTGAGCGCAAGCTGTTCTCAAGCTCAGGAGAGATGATGAGATCAGTGATACCGCGAGCATTAGCAGCGCCTTCTGGAGTACCCTTAGAGAAGGAAGTGTTGATGCGGCGAGCGCGGGTGATTAGGTTGTTGAAGTCTTGCAAAAGGAAAGAGCCAGCAGTAGTGGCGCTAAGAATGTGGGAAAGACCATTAGTGGTGGCGTTAGCAAGAGCGCTCATAAGAAGGTTGGCGCTGGTGCGCTCCTGCTTAAGAAGGATTTCTTGAGCCATACGAGTGAAGGTCTTGCTAATTACATCCATGCGGCTTTTGGCAGCATAGCGACGATCAAAGCTAAGAGCAGAGTCGAGGGTGTAGGTAGCAATCTTCATTTCAGAAACAGTCGGAAGGACTTGGTTCTGTGGAAGACCACCAGCAGCGCTTTGGCTATACACAGTGATATAGTCCTCATCGGAAATATCATAGTATAGGTCAAGAGGGATGGATGGATTATCATCAGCGTTGAACTGAAGCTGAGTAAAGAGATTACTGAGCGTAGGAGCGTTATTGATGACTTCAGCGAGAACTGGGCCAATGAATTCAGCAAGGGCAACTTGAGCTTCGTAAGCGACCTGACGGTTGCGTGAAGCCATGGCCTTGATTAGTTCGACCTGTTCTGGAGTTCTTTTAAGAGTGATTTTCATATTTAAATTGTTTCCTCCTTGGTTAAAATTACATGCGAAGACCGATTACGACGAAATCGCCTGCGAATTGGTCGGTGGTGGTCTGGGAAGTGCGGGTACCAGTACCAAGAATAGTACCGATCTTGCCAGCGTCGCTCATGAGGCATCCAGTGATGTTGCCTTGAGTAGCGGAAAGCTTAATACCGCTGCCAACAAAGAGGTTGTTGCCAGTAAGTGTACCGCCGCCGAAAGAATTTGCTCCAAGGGAGAAAATACCGCGAGTAGCGACAGGAACAGCTTGACCAGGAAGAACGCACATGAGTTCTTCAGCCTTTTGACGATAGTAGAGAAGCTTCTCACCGTTTTCATCAGTCTTAGCAGTCTGACGGAGGGTAAGACCTAGGCAGTTAGTAGTGTCGCCAGAAGCGGCAGGAGTAACTTTTAGGTTGACGGAAGGATACTGGTTAGCGCCAACAAAAGGATAGTCGGTTTTGCCGAGGTAGCTGTTGGTAGCGTAAGAAACAGGATCGAGGTCGAAGTTTCCAGCGGAAACTTTAACGAAAACACCAGCGTCACCAGAACCAACGCCAGTAACACTGTCGTTGATTGCAGCATCTACTAGTGCATACATGTTGACAACATCGTTGTCATCATATTGACGGAATGGGAGTAGTCTTGTAGCCATAAATGATTAATTAATAGAGTTAGGAAATAGAGATATTTTCGCGAGAAAAAGCAGCAGCAAATCTTTCTTTGAAGCTTTTAGTTTCTTTGCTAGATTCACCGTTGTTGTTTGGGAGAGCTTCTTTTTCAGAAGCCTTAGCTTTCTCAAGAGCTTCTTCTGCCAATTCTTCTGGTGTTTTATCAACAGAAGCGTTTGACTTATTAAGTTCAGCGAGACGCTTTTCAACTTCAGCAGTGATTTTAGCTTCAGCTTCTTCAGTGAGACGAGCAATATGTTCTTTGTTTTTATGTTTCCAAACAATTGCTAGTTTCTCCTGATAAGAAGCAAAAGCTTCATCGGTTAGATCAAGTGACTTAAGTTCAGAAGCAAGAATCTTGCGATCCTCATCTTCCAAAGCATAAATATTGTCAACTTGCTCCATGCGAGCGTTGAAATGAGCTAGAGCTTTTTCAGCTTCTTGAGCAGCTTCAATTTCTTGAATGCGTACTTTAGTGTCTGAAAGTTCTTTTTGAAGACCTTCAACAGAAGCAAGGAGTTCCTTGGCTTTTGTTTCGGAAGCTTCTTTCTCCTGCTTTGCAGCGCGATATTCTTCGTCTTTTTGACGAATAGCATCAGCAAAAGTACTGGTCATCCCAGCAATTGCTTCTTCGGAGAATTTCTTCTCTTGTAGAGAAGCCTTTAATTCTGAAAGAAATGTTTCTAAATCCATAGATTTTTTGTTGTTTACAGTATTTATTTTAAATTGGGAAATTTTATTTTCAGTGAATGCGAAAACTTTTTTATCTCTTTTATCTTTGAAAGTTACTTCTTCTTCTGTTTCAATGTTGTCAAGAAGAAGACCTTTGACATTAGCGGCTGGTGTTGAAGTGAATCCAATACCAAGTGGGAAAACATTACCCTTAACTAAGCGATAAATTTTAGAGCCATCTTCCATTTTGCCATTGCCACCATAAGCTCTTAATTTTCCCTTAAGTTCTTGAATGTGTTTTGGGTTGGAAATGATTTCAGCTTCCTTTAAATTACTGCTTCCAACAGCTAAAACATACTCGCTAAAACCTAGTTCCCAACTTGCGGAAACAGAGTTAAACAAGTCATTTCCTTCGCTGGTTGATTTATAAACCAAGTCAGTGAATTTTGAGTCAACAAGTTTGTAAACTACTGCTCCTAGAGCTAAATTAATTAAACCATTTGAACCAAGAACTTCTTCATTGCTTAGTGGCAAATTGTCTCCCCAAGAATTAAAACCAGCAGAAACAATATGACCCACAATTTTTTGCTTGTTATGTTCAATATTGGTTGGTTTGTGAATAAAATATGGCGCGATGTTAACAGCGGTTTCTGAGTCGATTCCATCGTCGTTTTTGTTGAATTGGTTGATTACTGCTGCATCAAAAGCCACGCCCATCAAATCAATGTTTTTATTTAAATCAATTTGATTGCTTGGAAGCAAGCTTTTTAAATTTTCGAGTGAAGCTTTTGAGATAAAAGAATTATCGCCAATAGAGCATTGGCGTAAAGATACATCGAACTTTGTTTTATATTTAAAATTCATTATAAATCTACAGTATTTCTCCAAACTGTTTTGGTTTCTTTTTGTTCATCAAGCTGAGTTTCATTTTTCTCAGCTTTTTCCCATTTATTGATTTGCTCAATAGTGATAATGTTGATGCTATTACCAGGAGTTTTCACTTTTTCGCGATACTCCATTTTATTTTGTTTTTTTGCGGCAGATTCGGATTTCTCTTTAACGCTTTCGTCTTCTTCTTCATCATCCTCTTCAACATCTTCTTCCTCTTCTTCTTCATCTTCCTCTTCGTCTTCTGCCATTAGTTGTTCCTTCATTTTCTTGAAGTCAACAGCACAAGCAACCATTGCGTCTTTCTTATCTTTGGAAGATGAGCTAACACATTTAGCCATGAACTTTTTATAGACTTTTTTTTCTTTATCAGTCATGCTGACTTCGGCAATAGAAACTTCAATAGCTCCATTAATAAATTTTATTGTCTTTTCAAGAGGAATGGGTACTTGTTCAGGATTCATGAGTTTTACTATGGTGAAGAATTGCGGCGGAATAAAAGTCTAACTGGTGAGATTCGGCAATCTCTGTAACTTCTTCCAAAAGCCCCAAAGATTCAATCTGATTAAAATCATTTACACATTCTAAAGCTTTGGTTTCCCAATTATCTATTTCGTAAGCGCAAATAATTTTTTTACAAAGCTCGTCAATAGCAGAAGTTTGTTGTTTATTTAGCTTTTTGACCCCCAAGACTTCTTTAGCTTTTGTTTTGACTGTGCTATCTAAAGTTTCAATCTTGTAGATAACTTCTTGAATATTTTTGCGAGAAAAATTAGCTTCTGTAATTGCTCCTTGCGGGCGACCAGCAGATTTTGGAGTTTTATTTGTTTCGGATTCAGGTGGAGCCGTTACTGGAACACCACCAACAATCGGATTGTAGTAACCCTTTTCTCTATCGGAAACAAAGGTTTCTTGAGCAGGTGCAATTTCTTCTGCTTGTGGGAATCGTCCAGTGTTGAATACTGTAAGACCCTGTTGAGGAGTAATAACTCCAAGTTCCATAAGGCGAGTAGTAACACGAAGAAGCTGCGTATTGTCCTTGAAATCAATTTCCTTAAAGCGAGCTTCTGGGTAAGCTCTAAATCCTAGAGCTTTAGCAATACGTTTGATTTCTGGCTGCAAAAATTCATTTAAAAAGGCTTGACGGCTCTCTTTCAAGCGGTCAATAAACATATCAATTTTGGTGGAGATGTTTCCATACTTGTCATCACCAAAGAAAATATTCTGAAGACCTTGTTCAATGTCTTTATTTAATGTTTCGTATTTTGATGGTCCAAGAACTTTGTTAAGGTCTGGAATAACGAAGTCAGCTTTTGTTGTGTAGTCTGAAATGAGAACTCTTCCAACAGACTCGTTTCTGAACAAGTCTTGCATGGCTCTAAGGTTGTTGTGGTTGATTCCGCCCTTGTCAGGGGGAGCGCCCATTGTGATAAGTAGAATGACATTCTCAACGGTTCGCGTGATTGCTTGATCCATTTTCTTGAGTTCAAGCTTTGCGTTAATGTCTTGAAGTACAGGAAAGCCGAAAGGAATAGCGAACGGTTCATAATCTTGTTTTTTATAAAATGCGAAATGTAGGCGAACTGGATCAATTTTAATTTTCAAACCATTCTTGGCAAAACCACCGCGATTAATGTCTTTGCGAACATTCTCTGGAAAAGAATTTAAGAGTTCGCGATCCTCCTCTGTTTGAGGATGGCGCAAACGCTCCAAATCATACTCAGACAAAACCTTTTCATAAGCAACCGCATTAAAAGTTGTAGCGCGTTTTGCTACAATATCAAACGGGTTAAGCATAATATATTTTAGGGGAATAGTATTTGCAGAAACATCACCCTCTGCGGCATATACGGTAGAAAGCTTTTTAAAATCTTCTATGTCAAACTTACCATCGGTGCGATAAATAAAAATATTACCGCTGCGATAATACTCGCGGAAAAACTGATCCTTCAAATCCCACATGCGAATCTTGCGCATCCAACGATAAAAGAAATCTCTTGATTTTTCAGTTCCGCCTTCTAGGTAAATTTCACCATTGGAAAATTCCGACATCAAATCAACAGCATTGCGGAAAATCGGCACATTAGCATAAGCTTTCTGGCAAAGCTCAATCGCTTCGCGAATATAGACTCCATCATTGGAGAAACTATATGGCAGCATACCAGCACGAATGCTGCTATATCTATCGAAAACAGGAGCAACTGCTGCTCGATTCAATCTTCCACTAGTAGCATCTGTTCTGCCTAGTGGTTCGCGTGAAGCTCTAGAAACTTTAAATTCTACAGAAGCGTCTGATGTGTAAAACGGCTCACCTGCTAACACGGGATCAATACTTGCTTGAATTTGTTCTGTAAAGTCGAGATTTGACTTTTGATCAAACTTTTTCCAATATTCTGATTTTTTTGTGTAAGAGCGAGCCATCGCTTATATTACACTTAAAAAGTCAAAAATCTAACTTTAAAGTCACTTAAATCAAGAATGGCGTAAATGTGGTTTCAACTTCTTCTGCTTTAAAATCCATCATGTCAAAATATGTTTGAATCATCCAATTACCAAGAACCAGCGCTGAATAAGAATCTCGCCTAGCTTTGTCTGGCCCAGATTGACGCCTGAGATTAGATGGTAAATCAAAAGACTGAGTGCCTTGAGCAGTGGTGCTAATTTGAATCAATGCACACTGAGCTTTTGTAAGATCAATCATATCTTTCTGATGTTCAATAAAGTCAATCATTTTTGCAGAATCGCCTTTTTCTTCTGAATCAGCAAAGCGCAAGAATTTAATCTTGTCAATAGGTATTCTTTTAGACCTTTGACTCTGATAATCGTCATCAATAGCTGATGCAGCAAACCAAATGCGTTTGTGGTCAAATGCTGATTGCAAAAGTTCATTCGCACTACGAATCCAGTGAGAAGTTGGCCTGCGTAGTAAACATATTCTCTTAGACTCGATATTGTATTGATTTCGAGCATCTCTCAAGGCATTATGGTATTCTTGCGGATTGTCAAAGTCAGCATCAAAGCATTCGATTTTAATGCCAGCCTCCTTAAACATTTCGCTCTCATTACAAGCATTAAGAAACTGAACGCCGCCGTTATAGTCACCAACGATTGAAACAATATTAAAGTTTTGAAGCAAATATAAAAAGTAAAAAATATGACTTTTTAAGCTAGTGCCTGGCATAGCGTAACTATGCACCAAGATTCCTTGTTTATTATCTTTATTTAATTTAAAGACTTGCATGGCAAAGTCGTCAGAGCTTTCGCTCTCAGACCAAGAAGGGTCAAAAGAAAGCAAGTATTCTGCTTGTGAGTCGCCAGCAATTTCAACGCATTGGCCCCTGCCATCTTCAATGGTGCAAGCTGCCATTTTACTCACTTTAAAGTAACCGCTAGAGTCATCAGTAAATATTGAGCCAAACTCTCGATCAAACTGAGACTGACTCATTGTTGATTTAGCTTGCTGGATTAAGGATTGGTCATACAACTGTGTTGGCGCACAGTCATAACTAAGATGCATAATAACACGATGCGCAATGTCGCTTTTCTCAGGATTGAGAATAAGGTTTTCGTATTGCTGGTATAATTTATATAAGTATTCGAATTTATAAGAGGCAGAAGAAAGACCAATAATTTTATTGTTTGGCCATTGAGTTCTTTCTTCCTCAAGCATTGTTCCCTTCTCAATCAACTGGTTCTCTAGGTTATG